CGGCGATGGGATCGCCGAGGACGATCCCAGCTTCGGGCTTCCAGCCATCCTCCCACGCCGTGCCGTCGAATAGGCCAGCCGTGGACATGATCTCCGTGTCGCCGGGACGCCAGCCGTTCCAAGCCATCGGCGAGTTGACCATGAAGACACGATCTCGGAAGCCTGCCGGTAGCGCGGCATACCGTTGCGTTTCCGTCGTCTCCTTGGCCGACTTCAGCGCGGCTTCATAGGTCGTGCCCGCCTCGCCGAATAGCTGCCCGTAGGCGAAGAACTCCTGGCGCTTGTACGAGGCGATGCCGCCGTGCTCCTCGATCTCGACGGCCGCCAGTTCCACCTCGGAGAGCTTCGGCGTGCCGCCCATCGCGTTCTGCGACACGAACCGGATGTCGTGCCCGAGCGCCAACAGCCGAGGCCCGAGGTCGAGCGTGACCGTGCCGAAGCCGGTCTGGGCGAGGTCACCGAAGAAGATGAGCTTCATGCCGTCACCGCCGAGAGCACGTTGTCGAACATCGCCCGGATCGCCTCGGCCTCGGCGTCGAAGTTGACGATCTCGTGGAATCTCGCGGCCGACGCTCGACTCATCCGCTCGTGGAGCTCGTCGTCAACCGTGAGCCGCTGGATGAAGTCCACCGACTCCTCGAAGGTGTGCTGCTGGAGGTCCCAGCTCGTCACGCCCTCCACGAACAGCGGGGCCGCCAGTTTGTCGTGGTAGTAGGAGGCGGTGGCGACGACGGGCTTGCCGACCGCGAAGAGATTGTGGATGACGTGGCCGTAGCCGTCGCTCCAGGTCTTGATGTGCAGCCCCACCCCCGCGTTGCGCATCTGCTCTGCCACTTCGGCGGTGGTGACGACGTTGCCCCCCCAGTAGTCATCGACCGGCCCGACGTGGCCGTGGTAGCGGAAACGAAGGTCGGGACACGCGCGGGCGAGGCGCATGAAGAACTCGTAGGCCGGCGCATCGCCGGTCGGCATCGCCTGGACCCACGTGCCGACGAACGTCCGATCGGCAGGGGGATACTCGAACCGGAAGTCCGTCAGGGAGAACTCCTGGCGGTAGGTGACGTACGGCACCCACGGATACGCGAAGCGGGTGGTGGAGAAGAGCGCGAAGTCGAGGAGGTCGTAGCGATTGTCCGTCCCCTGATTGCCGACCTGGATACCGAACCGGGCGTCGATGGACTTCGCGAAGCCGTGCAGGCCCGTCTCGTTCTCGGTGAGCGTCGCCATGACGATCTCGGGCCGAAGGTCGCGGGCTTGCTCCATCGTGAGCATCTTCATCACCCGTCCCGGATAGGCAGGATCGTCGCGCTCCCAGTGGTCCCCGCAGTCGCGATCCGTCGCCCACGGCGCGAGATATTGCCTAGCGACTGGTTCACCGTGGGCCATGTGGCGCTCCCAGTTCCAGACCTTTTCATCCCACCAGTCCATGCCGTAGATGTGGTAGAGCTCCCAGCCGAAGCGGTCCTCAAAAAGAAGGCGCAAGCTCTCCCAGAGCGCGTGATGATGCCGATCGCTTAGCACCCTGATCATCGGCGCACCGCCTCGAAGAGGCCGCAGATGGGCTCGTCCGACCAGAACGTCACGTCGTGCGTCTGGCTGAGGAGTTCGATCAGTCTCCCGCGGGCATCTTCGACCCCGGTAAGGCCGCCGTGGTACTCCCCGACGATCGTCCGCACCTTCCCGACCGCGAGAGTATCGAGGAACGCCCACTCGCAGCCCTCGCAGTCGATCTTGAGGAGCGCGACCTCCGTCATGGCGTACCGCTCGATGATCTCGTCGAGGGACACCGCCGTGACGGTTGGGGTGAACTCCGGCTCGCCGCGGTCCATGAAGGTCTGGGCGACGAACCGATGCGCCGAGACATAGCCGTCCGAGGCCGCGATATCGTGCCGGTAGCCGTAGTGGCAGACGACATCCGGGGTCCCAGGAGCGGCAGCGGCAGCATTGAGGACGATGACGGCGGCCCCGTTGCGCTGGGCGTTCGACAGGCACAGCGTCGCGTTCTCGGGCACCGCCTCGATGGCGATGACCGTGAGGTCCGGGTGGTCGAGGGCCATCGGGATCGCGAGTGCCCCGATATGCGCGCCCACATCGATCGCGAACCCCGACAGCTCCCGGTCGCGCATCCGGTACTCGTCGCACACGGTCCCGTTCCAGACATTGAGCGCCACCGCCAGATCGGCATCGTTGGTGCCCTGCCGACAGTCGAAGGTGACTGGTTTCCCCTTCGGTGTCTCCACCTCCCGGAACGCCATGGTCATCATGCCGGCACCGCGACTCTGGAGAGGTACGCCTGCCACTGCGGGGCGATCACGTCCACCCCGAACAGGCTGAGGGCCTTGATCCGCCCGAGCTGGCTGATGGCTAGGGCGTCGTCTTCGTCGCCCAACAGCCGCTCCAGGTCGATCGCCGCCTGCATCGGGTTGTCGGCGTGCCAGATGGCGATCTCGTCGGCCTCGTAGATGGGGGGCCAGCCGAACTGGTTGCGTCCCATCGCAATAACCGGGGTGCCGGTCATCATCGCCTCGATGAGGTTCAGGGTGTAGCTGGCCGGCTGGGTTCCGGTCGCCAGATAGGCGCGGACGTTGCGGAGGTACCGCTGGAGTTCGGTGTAGTCCAAGGTGCCGATGCCTCCCGGAAGGGCCTCGGAGTTCGGGCCAGCAGGGCGGGTCGGGAGCTCGCTCGTGGACTGCATCCAGAACGAGTAGCCGCAGAACTCCCCCCTGCCAGCCATGTCCTGGGTGACGTTCCCGACCACCCGCTCCTCGCCGGTCCAGCCATACCAATCCGAGGGGTACTTGGCGAACCGGATCATGGCGCTCTCGCCCGCGAACATTCCCAGCGACTCGAACGCCTCTCGCTCCTTCGGGGAATAGCGGACGATCTCCAGTCCCGGACAGGCGCGTGAGATGTACTGCTCCGTCGAGGGATCGGACTGGCCGATCGTCCGCCAGACCACTCGGCGGTCCTTCAGCTTGGCCCACTGCGGGGCGATCCACGCATCCGGGAAGGCGGCGAAGATCGTCACGTCCGCCCAGTCCAGGAGGTCGCGGTGGAGGTCGGCCTTGGCCCAGTCGATGTAGTAGCAGATGTCCTCGCCGTCGTGCTTGACCCGCTGGTCCTTGCACAGGTTGATGAGGTCCGGGTGGTACGCGACATTCGGAAGGGCTGGGCGCTTGTCGTCGGACGGGTGGCCAGGATCGGAGTAGGCACCGATCGAGAACACGTCATGCCCGAGGTCGGAGAACAACCGCACCTCGTCGTATTCGAGGATCGAGTGACTGCCGACATACAGGATGTTCATGCCGCGACCTTGGCGCAGTCGGCGGCCACCATCGCCTCGATCATCTCCGCGAACGTGACGGTGGGCTCCCAGCCGAGCGCCCTGATCTTGGACGCATCGCCTCGGAGATGGACCACCTCGGCGGGTCGGAAGAGGTCGGGATCGACCACGACGTACTTGCGATAGTCGAGGCCGACGAACCCAAACGCGATGTCCACGAACTCCCGGACGGAGCGCGCCACCCCGGTTGCCACCACGTAATCGGTCGGTACGTCCTGCTGGAGCATGAGGTGCTGGGCGCGAACGTAGTCCCCGGCGAAGCCCCAGTCCCGCTCGGCGTCGAGGTTGCCCAGCCGTAGCTCGGACTGCTCGCCCATGACGATCCTCGCCACGGCGCGGGTGATCTTGCGGGTGACGAACTCCGCTCCCCTCCGGGGTGACTCGTGGTTCAACAGGATCGAACTCACCGCGTACAGGTCGTACGACTCGCGGTAGTTGACGGTCAGGAAGTGGGCGTACGCCTTGGCGCACCCGTACGGACTTCGGGGGTAGAACGGGGTGTGTTCGTCCTGCGGCTCGGCGCGGACTTGACCGAACATCTCGGAGCTTGACGCCTGGAGGAACCGTATCTTCGGGTTGACTTGGCGGATCGCTTCGAGCAGCCGCGCCACCCCGAGGCCGGTGATCTCCCCCGTCAATGTTGGCTGCGCCCATGACGCGGGGACGAACGACTGGGCTCCGAGGTTGTACACCTCGTCGGGCTGGGCCGTTTCGAGTGCGCGCACGAGCGATGACTCGTCCGTGAGGTCACCCGACACGATCTCCAGCCCTTCGAGGTGGGCGATACGCTCGTCCGTCACCGTCGAGGTCCGGCGAGTCATGCCCATGACCCGATACCCCAGCTCGAGCAGGTACTCGGCAAGGTAACTCCCGTCCTGTCCGGTGATGCCGGTGATGAGCGCCGTCTTCATTCCGTTAGGCACCGATCCGTGCCCTCCTTCCTACTCCTGGGCCTTGTGCATGTCGTCGATCTGCTTGGTGAGTGCGTCGAGCCGTTCCTGCGCAGTCTTGGTGTGATCGGTCGCGGGGTTGCCCTGCGGAGCGGTGAGGGTTTCGGTCTCGCCGTCCTCGGGCTCGTCTGCTTCCTTCTTCTTCGCCATGATTCACCTCGGGTGGTGGGCGGGAGCCCCGAAGGACCCCCGCCCCGATTGACTAGTTGCCGACAGAGACGATCCGCTGGAACATCCCAGCGTTGCTCCACGGAGCGCCCGTGAAGCCCAGTTCCTCCTCGCCGCGGAAGCCCGTCTCGTTGGTGTCCCAACGGGTGCCGGCCTCCGAGCTGGAGTCGATCCGGTAGCCGAGCCCCGTGAACACGTTGGTGTTCTGGAACTCGCCCAGCAGCGCCGAGCCAGCCGGCATGTTCGGGTCCCGGTAGATCGGGAGGCCGAACAGGATCAGCGGGTTCTGCTGGCTGTCGATCTGGCCGCTGGAGCCGAGGCCCTGGAGGAGCGAGGTCGCGTACGGCCGCGAGGTCCCGCCTTCGAGGGTCAGGTACGTCCAGAAGTCAGCCGGGTTGGTGACGATCGCGTTCGCGTGTCGAGCGCGGTTCTCCAGCGTGCCGATGGCCGAGCTGAAGGCGCCGAACAGCGACGCGGCCGGGGTGGCGAAGCCGGACGAGTCGGTCGTGACGTACGAGCCGGTCGTGCCGATCGCGGTGAGCAGGCCGAGGGGTTCCGTGGAGCCTGCGCCCTGGATGAGATAGTACGCCTCGCCGAGGGCGAAGGCGCGACCGAGCCGGGACACGACATCGGCCTCAGCAGCGCCGGCCGAGAACCGGAGGAGCTGGTTGCCCACGTCGTGGATGCGGCCGATCGTGTAGAGGGTGGCCGTGTAGCGGAGGTACGTGATGTCCACGTTCTCCTTGGTCGAGCCGAACGGCGCGACGACGGCCCGAAGCGGGGCGGCTGCTTCGAGGGGGATGTCCACGCCGGCCGTGGCAACCCCTGGAATCCAGTTCATGAGGCGGCGGTAGATGTTCTCGGCCGTCGCGATCTCGACGAGCCGGGCCACCACGTTGTTCGGCACGATCGCGAGGCCGGTGGCCGTCGTGGTGCCGAGGGTCGCCTTGCCGAGGCTGTACTTCGCCTTCGCGAAGTTGCCCGGATCGCCGGCCACGTGGTAGTTCTTGAGCGAATCGGGATCGGCCTCGGTCACGCCCATCGAAGCGAGGGCAGCCTTGCCGGCCTCCTGCTCCTTGTAGTCCACCGACCGCGAGTTGCGGATGGCGGTGATGAACGCGCCGGGTGCGACGCCTTCGGGGGTGCTGGACTGGTTGCCGACGAGCCACGCCTTGGACGGCTCGCGGGTCGCCATGAGCGTCTTGATCCGCTCCTCGTGCTCGGCGATGACCTGGGCGGTCGCGGTCTCCCGGTCGGCCTTGGCCTTCGCCTCGACGAGCTCGTCGAGGGCCTTGGCGGTCTCCTCGCGCTCCTTGTCGGCGGCTGCCCAACGAGCCCCATCGGACTCCTTGGACTCCTTCATGATCTCGACCGCCTTGCCGAGACGCTCCGTGAGCGCCCCGATCTGGTCGGCGAGACCGACTTCGAGTTCAGACATCGTTCTGTTCTCCTTGAGCGACGCCGAGCATTTCGTCGATGAGAGCTTCGAGCTCCCGCAGACGCGCCCGGATCGCGGTTTCGTTCTTGGACGAGAGCACCCGCCCTGCCTTCGCCGCCTCGTCACCGAGTACGGCCATCTGGCCGCCCAAGCTCTGAGGAAGTTCCGCACCGGACGTGTCGAGCTCGATCAGCAGGTCCCGAAGGCCGTTGCTGATCGTGATACCCGCGAGGTCGAAGTCAGCCACGGCCTTGCCGGGCTGGAGGATGGACTTGGTGTTCTGCGGCGAGGTGGAAAGGGTCTGCTCCGCGTACGGCCAGACCATGATCTCGCCGGTCTTGGCGGTCTTGACGAACCGCCCGATCGGAGCGGATGAGCCCCACAGGTCGCCACCCTTGGCGGCGAGGGCTTCGGCGAGGGCGGCGATGGCCTTGATCCGCTTGTCGCGGGCGGTCATCCAGACATCGACCCACCATCCGTCCTCGGCGAGGGTCGGGTTCGTTGCCTTGCCGAGCGGCTCGTTGCCCATGAAGATGTCGTCGCCGTGGTGCCAGCAGACCGGGCGGGCGTCGAACCAGTGGGGCTTGATGTCGGTCTTCTCGCTGAACCACTCGCGGTCGAGGTCCATGCCCTTGGCGTAGAGGGGGTTGGGGATCGGGCCGCCGAAGGGGATGGCGAGGAGCTTGCGCGGGCGCTTGCCGTCGAGCCAGCCGGCGAGTTCGTCGCGGTCGAGGGGTTCGGCCTTGGCCGAGGGTCGTTCGTCCATCAGACAATCTCCAGGAGGGTGTCTTCCATTGCGAGGGTCTTCCTGATCTCGGCCAGCTCCCGCTCTCGGTCGGCGGCCGACGTGTCCTCGGCCCACGCGAACATGCCGCCACCGAGTGGCATCCCCGATGGGGCCGGGGGCGTCCCGCCCGTGTTGTAGACGGACGACGAGAACACGGTGGAGGAGAAGACGCCGCTCATGACTTCATGATGAAGCAGAGGGCGTAGTAGGCGGGCTCGGAGTTCACGGTATCCACCGCTGCCCCGGTGTGGCTCTGGGCCGCGTGCTGGTTCGGCTGGGTCACGCCATGCGCATCCACGGCCGTTCCGGCGTGGGCCGAATGCGCGTCAACAGCACCGCCAGCGTGAGCGGAGTGAGCATCAACCCCCGCGCCCGAATGCGCGTCCACGGCGCCCGAGGCGTGGGCGGTGTGGGCATCCACGGCCCCGGACGCATGAGCAGAGTGAGCATCGACCGCACCCGAGGCGTTCGTTGGTACGCCGGCCGGCCAGGAGATGACCGCCGCGATAGCAGAGTGGGTCGCCGGTCCCGAGAGCTTCGCGGTGCCCGAGGAGCCCGTAGCCGCAGACGTGTGGGCGTCATGGGTGTGGGTCGCCTGGGTCGGGGGGCCGGCCGGCCAGCTCACGGTCGGCTGGGTGAAGACATGGTTGGAGTGTCCGGCCGGTTGCGTGAAGACGTGGTTCGAATGGGCTGCTGGCTGGGTGAACACGTGGTTGGCGCTCTGGGTGAAGACGTGCGCCGAATGACCCGACGGCTGGGTGAACGTGTGCGCCGAATGCGCTCCCGGTTGGGTCACGACGTGGTTGGCTACTGCAGACCCGGCATGGGTGAGCGCGGCATGGTCCGAGGGCTGCGTCGTCGTGTGGCCGTGGGTTGCACTCCCGCCCGTTGCTCCGGCGGTGGCCGCGCCCTTGATGAACCGGCCCCGGAGGTCAGGCGTTCCGGCGGTCCCATCGCACAACAGCCAGCCGGTCGGGATGTTCACCACGAGCCCGCCCCACATCACGATCACCCCTGCGGGAACCAGTTGGGTCGCGGGGATGACGGTCGGGACGATGGCGACCACGGCAGCCTGGACCGGCGCGGTCGGGATCGTGCCGTCGGCGTTGAGCGCGGCCGCGAAGGTTGCCAGTTTCGGCATCGCGGGCTGCGCGCCGACCATCGCCGCCGTGGGCGCGACGTTGGTGAACTTGCCGTTGACGATGCGGAAGATGTCGCCGTCCGCCATCAGGAAACCATGACCACGCCAGCGAGGACGTAGAGCGCCCCCGAGACGCCGGGGTCGGAGGTGGGGAGGTTCAGGAAGACGAGGCCGTTGCGCCCTGCGCCGTCGCCGGCACCGCCGTGGATCGTCACGTCTCCGCCTGCGGTGTTGGTGCCGCCCTCGGCGTCACCCGCCACGAGGAGGACGGCGCCTCCTGCACCGTCGCTACCGCCGCCGTGGAGTCGAAGGTCACCCGGACCGGACGAGCCATCATTCCCGTAGCCGCCGGTCAACTCAACGTTGCCGCCGGGGGAGTTCGGGGTACCGTCACCAGCGGTCAGGAACGCATCGCCGCCCGAGTTGTCTCCAAGCGCAAGGGCAGCAGGGGTCTCGTTCGGCGTCGGGCGGTGCGCCCTGAGGGTGATCCCGTTACCGTCCGTCGAGGTGATCACCGTCCCGCCAACGTCATTCCCTGCTACCAGTACCTCGGCCAGCGTCGGGTTCGAGTGCGGCGCGTTCCAGTCGGTATCGGTGAGCTTCGGGGTCTGCGGGTCGGCGGCCACCGTGACGTGGGTGATGCTCATGCGCGCTCCTCGATGGAGCCGACGATCTCGTTCTTGTCGTTGCGGACCACGGTCTTGACGACGCGCTTAGAGGGCTCGGGGAGGTTCACCGTGACCGCAGCCGGTGGAACCTGGGGCAGGATCGTCTCAGGTACGGTCACGTTGACGATGGGCGTGCCCTGCTCCGGGACGTGGACGTTGACGACGGGAGCTTCTCTCGGCGCCCCGGCGACATCGGCGAACTTGCCCGCCAGCGAGGCGAGGCGTTCGTTGGCGGACGAGAGGTCGGACAGGGTTCGGGCGCGTTCCTCGGCGAAAGCCGCCTGTTCCTCGCGTGACTGGCGATCCCGTTCGGCGGCGTAGAGGTCCATCGCCCGCGCCAGCGTGATCGACGGCGGCTCCTGTACCGCCTTCGCTGGTTCGGGGATGACGATCGGCTCGGCCTTCCCGAGCGGTGCAGCCTTGAAGGCGTTGTCGTCGATCACCGGTACCCAGTCGAGCGTGCCGTTCGGGTGGTCTTCCTCAGCGTCAGCCTCGTCGATCGTGTAGGGGTTGCCGGCCACGCGGGCGATGCACTCCTCGTCCTCGTCGCCGTCGATGGCCTCCACCATCTCGATCCCGGCATCCTGGTAGGAACCAAGGGCGGCGCCGTTGTAGGCGTCCATGAGCTCCGTCCGGGCGATCATCTCGGAGCGGTAGGACAGGTCCCCGAAGATGCCGCCGTCCATCCCGATCAGGGGTTCGAGGTCGGCCCCATCTTCGAGGGCCGATGCGATGTCGAGGAGGCTCACGTCCTGCTCGATCGCGGTGGCGATGATGCTGCTGATCGCATCGCGGGTGGTGTCGTTGATCTTGGAGACCCGTGCTGCGCCACGGTTGAGCACCTTCGCCACCGGATCGGCCTTGCCGGGCTCCTTTGGAGCCAAGATCGTCCCGACGTGGACAGCAACGTTATCCGCGACCGCCGACATGTACGGGGTGAGAGCGTGCTTCAGCTTGCGGTCCCACTTCTCACCTTCCCACCAGATCGTCGTGTCCTTCGGCTGCGCCTTGATGTGCTCGGCGTGGGCGCGGATGCGCTTCCCCACCTCTGCTCGCTGCTGGGCGAGGACATCCCGAACGGCTGAGGCGATACGCGGGGTCTGGCTGGCCTGGAGTCGTGTGCGGAGCTGGACCAACGACCGATGCAGTCCGTCGAAGCGCGACGCCTTCCCGGCGGTGGCGGTCACTGCTTCCTGCGGCACGTCCTCTTGGGTCACCGCTCCACGTCCGAGGATAGCCTCGGTCGGACTCGTCTCGTCGGGGACCTCGGGCACGCTGAAGGCTTCCACGAACGTCGCCGGGAGGCGGACGATGTTCCCGAGGCCGTTGGGCAGTGGGTCCTTCCCGATCAGCTCCCGTCGCTCGTCGTCGGTGAGCGCGGTGTTGACCGACTTCAGCAGAAGATCATACCGGGGCGAGTCGTCGTCGAATGTCGGCTCGTCGAGCACGAGATCAATGGGCGCTGCCGTGATCCGGTCGAGCATCTGGTACTGCACGACCTCGAAGATGACGACGTTCCGGTCGTGGACTGGCCCCTGCATGAGCGCGGCTTCGTCGTACTTGCGGGTGGCGCCGGAGTTCAACCCCGTTGCCTGGAACCCGCCGTAGACGAGCG